TTAGAAAACATTATTTTAAATGCACAATATAGAATTTTTAGAGATGTCCCTATCGACGCTGATAGAAAACAACAATCCGGTAATTTAGTTCCAGGACAAGAAACTATTAACGCACCAGCAGGTGCTGTTTTTATTAGAGGTATACAAGTTTATGATTCAAGTTCAGTGCTTACAGGATCTAACACTTGGTTAGAGAAAAAAGACGTAACATACTTACAAGAGTATCAACCGATTACAGGCACGTCTGCAGCACAGGGTAAACCAAAATACTATGCTATGTTTGGCGGTGCTACAGGAGAATCAGACACTACATCAGGACGTATATTTTTAGCCCCTACACCTAATACAAACTATAAATTTAGAGTTCATTATAATGTGGCCCCAGCTCTTTTAGAGGGTGACGGTACTAATTATATTAGTTTAAACTTCCCTAATGGCTTGCTATATTGCTGTTTGGCAGAGGTTTATGGCTTCTTAAAAGGCCCTGCAGATATGTTGACTTTGTACGAGCAAAAGTATAAACAAGAGGTACAGAAGTTTGCTAATGAGCAGGTTGGTAGACGTAGACGTGACGACTACACAGATGGAACAGTAAGAATACCAGTAAATTCAGCAAACCCATAGGAGATAAAAAATGGCAAATACAAGCGCAATATGTTCAAGTTTCAAACAAGAACTTTTACAAGGTAAACACAGTTTTGAATCATCAGGTGGACACACTTTTAAAATTGCATTGTTTGACAGTGATGCAACACTAGGTGCAGCAACTACAGACTATTCAACGTCTGAAGAAATCACGAATACTTCTGGAACTGCATATACAGCAGGCGGAGCTACTTTAACAAACGCAGGTGTTTCTTTATCTTCAACAACAGCCTTTACAGATTTTTCTGATGTAACTTATAGTTCAGCAACGTTTACAGCAAACGCTGCTCTGATCTACAACACAACAACAGACGGTGGATCAGGTACAACAGATGCAGTTTGTGCTATTGCTTTCGGTGGAGACAAAACTGCAACTAACGGAACATTCACAATTCAATTCCCTACAGCAGACGCAACTAACGCAATCATTAGATTAGCGTAAGGAGGAGTCGATGTCCGACGTTTCTTCAGGTTGGGGTCGATTTACCTGGGGCCAAGCTTATTGGAACAGGGACGCATTACTTGCTACAGGTTGGGGTGCAAAAGCATGGAACGATGGTGAGTGGGGCAATCTTGCTGACGAAACAGTATCATTAACAGGCGTATCATTTTCAGCTTCTATAGGTTCAGTCGACATAGTAAGCACAAATATTATTATTCCAACAGGCCTTTCTTTTACAGGATCAGTTGGATCTATATCTCCAGTTATTCCAAAAACAGTTGAACTCGCAGGAGTATCTTTTCAATCAACCGTTGATTCATTGACTACAACAGCAGATGCAAACATATCTTTAACAGGTCAATCTATAACTGGTGCTAACGGTGTAATCACACCTGCAGATCAAGTTATGGGTTTAACTGGTCAATCATCAACTGTTCAACAAGGAACAGCAGTTGCACCAAACGAAGACGTAACTTTAACTGGTCAAGCAATAACTTCATCTCAAGGGACAGCAGTTGGATTTGGTGGTAGTGTTGTATTTCCAACAGGGTTTTCTATTACATCAGCACAGGGAACAGCGATTGCACCAAACAACTCACAAACATTATCTGGTCAAGAGGCTACATTTAGTGTTGGAACACTTGTTGGGTTAGGTTCTGCGGTTGCAGATTTAACAGGTATTTCAATGACAGGAAGTGTTGGAGATTTAGATGCTCCAGATCAAGCTATGGGATTAACTGGTGTATCTTTTACAGGTTCTGTAGGATCAATAACTCCAGCAGATCAATCCATGGGATTAACTGGACAAGAGGCTACAGTTAGTGTAGGAGCAGTAAATGTTAAGGCTTATGCAGATATTGACACGGGCAGTAACACGTCATATAGTAATATTTCAACGGGTTCGAATACATCTTATTCGGATGTTGCAACTGGCTCAAATACAAGCTATAACGACGTAACAGGAGAAGCAGCTTAATGGCATCGACATATACACCTTTAGGAGTAGAGCTCCAGGCAACTGGCGAAAACGCTGGAACATGGGGTACAAAAACAAATACAAACTTACAGATTATAGAGCAGATAACTGGTGGATACACAGCACAATCAATTGCAGGTGGTGCTCAAACAACTACACTTTCAGTTTCTGATGGATCAACTGGTGCAACTCTTGCACACAGAGTTATAGAATTTACAGGCACGATTACAGGAAATCAAATTGTTACAATCCCTTTAGACGTACAAACTTTTTACATTTTAAAAAATTCAACATCTGGTTCTTACACAGTACAATTTAAATATGTGTCTGGATCAGGAAATAGTGTTACTTTTTCTGCAACACAAAAATCTACAAAAATAGTTTTTGCAGATGCATCTGATGGAACTAATCCAAATATTTATGAAGTATCAACTGCAAGTGATGTGGTTGATGATACATCACCACAATTAGGTGGTAACTTAGATACTAACTCTTTCATGATTGATTTTGATGATGATCATGGAATTAGAGATGAAAATGGAAATGAACAATTAATATTCCAAACCACATCTTCTGCTGTTAATCACATTGAAATGACAAACGCTGCAACGGGCAATGATCCAAAAGTTGCTGCTGCAGGTGGAGATTCAAATGTTGATTTAGCTATAGCACCAAAAGGATCTGGTGAAATAGTAGTTGGTACAGGATCAGCTGCTGCAACTATTACAACAAGCGGCGCATATGATTTAACTTTAGATACAAATTCAGGAACAAACTCTGGAACGATTACAATTACAGATGGTGCAGACGGAACGATTACAGCAACACCAAATGGAACTGGTGTCGTGGCAATTGGTGGTAATACAAACCCAGGAACTCTACAACTTAACTGCGAGAATAACTCCCACGGTATTAAGCTGCAATCTCCGCCACACTCAAATTCGCAGAGCTACACACTAAAATTCCCCACTGGAAATGTTACAGCAGATAGATATTTAAAAGTTGATTCAGTTACTGGTTCAGGAACAACAGGTGTTGGTCAATTATCTTTTGCTGAAGTATCAGGCGGAACAGCATGGCAAGCAATTGCAACAACTAACGCAACAATGACTGCAGGATATGGTTATTTTGTTAATACATCATCTGGAGCAATTACAATGACTTTACCTTCATCACCATCATTAGGAGATGAGGTTTCAATTATTGATTATGCAGGAACATTCGATACAAACAATCTAACCGTAGGTAGAAACTCACAACCGATCATGGGAAGCGCAGCGGATCTAACGGTTTCAACAGAAAGAGCTGCTTTCACATTGGTATACGTAGATTCTACTCAAGGTTGGCTATTAAGGGATAAATAATAGCTATGTCTGAATATAAAGGTATAAAGGGGTTTCAAGTTCAAACCCGTACAGAAGATCCAACACCGTATGCACAAGCATTAGCAGATAATCCTTATGCAGGGACCTGGGGATCTGGTGGTGATTTAAATACAGCTAGAGGACACATAACTGGTGTCGGTATTTTAACAGCTGCTTTAAGCGTAGGTGGTTTTACAACTACTAGAGTAGCATTAAACGAAGAGTATAACGGAACTTCTTGGAGTGAAGAAGCAGATTTAAATACAGCTAGAGGATATATGGCTGCTGGTGGAACTTATACATCATCAATAGTAGCGGGTGGAAACACACCTGGAGTAGACGCTGTTGACAATGTTGAAACTTGGGATGGAAGTTCTTGGACTGAAACTACAGAAATAAACACAGCCAGACAGGCACCAAGAGGAGCTGGTTCAAGCACAGCCACAGTTATTTTTGGTGGTCAAGTAGCTCCGTTTTCTCCTGTATCTGCTACATCAATAGCAGTAACTGAATTATGGAACGGATCAAGTTGGACTGAAGTTAGTGATTTAAATACAGCTAGATATGGTGGCGCTGGTTTTGGAATATCAACAGCAGCTCTATACGCTGGAGGACAACATAATCCACCACCATCACAAGCCGAAGAAGTTGAACAATGGAACGGATCATCTTGGACTGAGGTAGCTGATATAAATGTTAGAACATATTTAGCAGGAGCAGGAACCACAACAAGTGGATTAGTATGGGGAGGACAAGATCCATCAGGTTCATCAACCACACAAACAGAATCTTGGGATGGATCGTCTTGGACTACAGTAAATTCATTAGCAACCGCTGCTCAAAAACAAGGGGGAGCTGGTGCTAGCAATTCATCTGCTTTAAATTTTGGTGGCCGTAACCCAGGAGATACCGCTAACATAGCTACAACAGAAGAATGGACATTTACAGGTTTACCACCATCAACACCAGCAGCAGGATATGCTGACGCGATTGTTGGAGACTTTTACTACAACTCATCAACAGGACAATTTAAAAATATAGGAACAGGTGGAGCGCCTATTGGAAGTTGGGCATCTGGTGGATCTTTACCAACTGTTAAATCAGCACACGGATACGCTGGTACACAAACGGCTGGTGTAGCGTTTGCTGGAGCAACAAGCACAACCGCAAGAGTTGCAACTTCATATCATTATGATGGATCCTCATGGTCTGATGCTAATAATGTAAATACAGGTAGAGATCAAGTTGGCGGCACTGGAATTCAAACTGCTGCTTTAATGTTTGGTGGTTATACAACCACAATTGTTGCTAACACAGAACTTTATGATGGAACAAATTGGACGGAAGTTAACGATTTAAATACAGCTAGAACAAGAATGGGTCCAATAGGAACATCAACTGCTAGTTTATCAGTTGGCGGTAATACTCCACCAACCACAGATGCGGTTGAATCATGGAATGGTTCTAGCTGGACAGAAATTGCGGAAATAAATACATCAAGAATGTTTGGTGGTGCTGCAGGAATACAAACAGCAGGCTTATTTTTTGGCGGAGAAGGTCCAGTTACTGGAAAAACAGAATCTTGGGATGGATCATCTTGGACGGAAGTTAATGATATGAACACAGCACGAATGAGTAATGGTATGGGAGCAGGTGATAGTAATACAGCTGCTTTAGCCTCTGGTGGAGAGGTAGGTCCACCATTTGTTGCAAATGTTGAATCTTGGGATGGAACAAGTTGGACAGAAGTAAATGATCTAGCAACAGCAAGAGGCTATCACGCTTGCGGAGGAACACCAACTTCAGCCATAGCTACTGGTGGAAGAACCGCTCCAAGTAGTCCAAATTTTACTAATATAGTTGAAGAGTTTACAGCGGATGATTTTCAAATTAAAACGGTGACAACAAGTTAATTATGATTTATAAACACACAAAAGGAGGAAGCAACTATGGCATATAAATACTGCACAGCGACTAACTGGGGAAAAAACTTTTTCACTCACGAAGAGAGAAAAAATTTCTACCTAAGAGGTCATCCTGGCGAAGTATGGGTTGTAGGCGACAATCATCATGGCGATGAGTGGATCGGCAAAGT